CCTGTGTTGGAAGTGGAGCGATTCACTTCTTGAGATTTTAACTTCGCTCTTATTTCAGCCAATGATGCCATAATGTAAGCCTCCTATTTTGCCTATGTTGTTGTTTGCCTAAATGTATATTAGACATATAGTACGTAATATACAACTATATTTATCTAATGTCTACTACTATTATTGGTAATATGGAAGTTTTATTATGATATGTTGGCCAGCGTCTTGATTCTATCCAGTTCAGTATTGATCGCTTGTGCTTCCGCTTGTGCTTCTTCTGGAACTTCTGTTTCTTCTTCTGAGAAGAACTCTTCAAGTTGCAGTCCTGCCATCTCTATAGCATCTTTTAGCGTATACTCTTGGTCACCAACTTTAAACTTGTCTCCGGCTTTCATGCCTGCCGCTTTTGCTTTCTGTACTGCTTGTGCGAATTGATTGCCTTCGTTTGTCTTATCAGCGTATCTGTCATCACCTGCCTGCATTCTTTTGTATGCGGTTGTTTTCATCATCTTGTCTGCTTTTGTCACATCAAGTTTTGTAGCGTTCTCTTTGTCTTTCTTTTCAATTTCTTTGTCTCTTGGAAAATCTCCCATCTTAGCATACTCGTCCACGTCCACAGTGTCCACGCCGCCTGACGCTACTTCCATCTCGCCTGCTCTCAACTTATCAAAGTTTTTTCTTAAGAAATCTTGTGCTTCTTCCTGGTCTCGTGATCGGAAAATTGTTTTTTCATTTCTGTCTAAAACGTTGTACATCATCTTGCCGTCGTTTTCGCCCCTGCTCATTGACACGTAAGGCTTGATTCCGCCTTCGTCTATCATAGAGTCAACCCAACCTTCAAACGCTTCTGTTTCTTTCGCTTTTCCTTTTAGATCTTTCTTAGGATTGTAATCTGCAGGATCCATTCTTACTTGGTCTGTGTATCCTGGTTCTGACTGCATTTTCTTGTAGTCATCGATGTATCTCTTTGCCAACTGTACTGCAATTTTTTTGTTCTTGATGTAATCTGGTGTTGGTTTAAATGTTGCTGAATTTTCTTGTTCCATTTCATCTGCAACTCTAGAAGCAAAGTTTGCCACTCTGTCTTCTTCACCTGTTTTCGTTAATAGTCTACTTGCTATGTCTGATAGTATTGAACTCAACATTGTGTTCTTGTTTGTGAATTTTGTTACTTTAAGCATCTTGTCTGCTGAATCATCTTTTCTTAAAACTAATTTGCTGTCTGGATCATTAAGAAAACTTTGTACGACTGCTCCATGATCAACAGGTGCTTGTATTGGAGCATCTATTGGCTCTGCGTCTGGCTCTAGTTCGTTAATTTGTTCTTCTTTTTGAGCATTTTCTAGTTCAGCCATTACTTTGTTAATAATTGGAAAAGCATCTTCTACCCTACTGTCTAGATTTGTCATTGTAAATTTTTCTCTTAATTTGTTTACAGTCTCATCGTCAAGTATTTGTTCTTCTGATGTTTTAAAATCTTTACTAGCGTTTTCGTAGTGTGTTTGATTAGAAAGGCTTTTCATGTAACCTCTTAGATTCTCTAATTTCAATTTAGTTTGCTCAATAATGTCACCTGCGTTGTCATTCAACTGATCTTTGTTGGTAACGTATCTTGAGAATGAATTAAGTTTAGCGATGTCTTCTGAAGTTGAAACAATGTGTTGTCCGAATTCGTCATGTGGTCTGCCACCGTTGGCAACGTGTCTCATCATTGCTCTCGCACCTGCTAGGTGAGTCATTGGATACTTGAATCTCTCACCGTCTTCGTTTTCGATGTATAATGATTGTATCTGTCTTGATCTTGCACCTGGCACAGTCTCGTCAACTTTGCCTTTGTGTCTGATTATTAATTTAGTCTTGTCTAGGTTCTCATATGAACGCTTTGCTGTGCCTGTAAGGCCTTCGTTCACGCCTGCTAATTTTGTTATTCTTGCTAGTTCTTCCGACATCTCGTCAGTATTTACCGTTTTGTTCGTATCTGCAAGATTTTCATAATCCTGCTTCGTTAGGTTATTTTTAGTGATATCTCTTACATCAAACCTTAACTGGTGCTCCGTAGCGAAGTCTTTCAACTCTTTAAGGAAAGCATACCATTCGTCTCTACTGTCTTCATCAATTTTGCTTACTAGATCTCTATTGTAGTAAACTTTCATGTTTTCACCATCTGCTAAACTGATGCTAATACTACCGAAAGTGTCTGAGTCTTCCTGGAATTCAAACTCAAAGAATACCGCACTTGCCGGATCCGCCGTAGCGGCACCGTTTTCGTCACCTAATCTGACATTAGAAAACTTCGATCTAATTTTGTTGAATAAATCTTCGGAATTTTTTGGGTTCATATAGTGTATTTATTATCCTGTAAACGATCCAAATATAGGCATTGGTGTTATCTCGCTGGTCCTATCGGTCCATTTTTCGAATATTTTAGGGTCAAAATCCGCTAATACTTTCATCATACGTGTCATTAACAAACATGAACTTACAAGGTCGTCGTGCTGTCCTGGTTTTGCTTTGTATGACAGTCCAGAAGCCACAAAATCTTTCATTTCAGATATTAGTAGTTGCGAATTAATTTTCATTTTATCGTTTTCAATAAGTTCTTTAAATTTCGTACAGGCATCTATCTTATGTTTTGCTGTGGTGTTGAATCCTCTTCTGAACTTACGCCTATGGCCTTTCCTGATTGGTTCTGATAAAAACATTCCCATAATATTTTCTTCACCTATATCCATCACTCTCATCAGGGCCGCTTCACCTATGGAGTTGTTTTCCATAGAATAAAATATTTGTGGTGTTGCTGTTGCATCTTGTTCCATGATCGTGTCATGTATGTGCTTGTTTATACCTTGCAATATCCGAACTTGTTGATTCATTGGAGTTTGATTATGGTGCCATTCGCCAACTTGTTCAAATGTTGGCAACTCAAAAACTTGTATAGCGGCAAAGTCTCCACCAGTACCCATGCTTGGATCCAATGACACCATGTATGTGTGTCCTGGAGTTGGACGTTTGAACCAACGCACTTGACCTGTAGTCTCAACCGGTGCCGTTCCTTCCATGTCTGCAAGAACAATACTTGAAATTAATGTTTCGTCAAAGATTAAGAATTCACACTCGTGTTCCCTTCTAAATCTTTCTTCGCCGATTCTGGCTCTTTCTGCTTCAGCCCATGGTTCGTCTCTGTCAGGATGTTCAGACCAATGTGCCTTCATGGCATAGAAACCGTTTGTCCCGATGATTTTATCGTTTCCATACTCGTCGTATCTCTTATTGGCTTCTTTCCAAATCATAGCGAATTGATCTTCGTCACTGTTTGGTGTAGACGTGATCATACATTTTCCACCTGTACTCAATGTTGGAGATAGTGAAGTCCAAAACTCTTTGGCTTTTTCTGGTGGTTGCACGAATGCAAACTCATCACAATAGATTAATGTAAGTGACATACCCCGTCCTGTGTTTTCCGTAGTTGTGGTCGCCATTATCTTTGATCCATTGTCAAATTCGATACTGTTCCTGTTGTACTGTGTTACACCTGCTTTGATCCAACTTGGCAACATCTCGTAAGCATAACGTACCCTCGACATGATGTCTGATGCACCTGCGTATTTGTGTGCCGCAATTAGTATCTGTGAATCAGGCCTGAACATAGCATACCATATGAGATAACCCGACGCACATGTGGTTTTGCCTGTCTGTCTAGGTAACATGGCAATTGAAAATCTGTGATCATTGTAACTATTGATTAAACGCTCTTGATACGGGAACGGTACAAACGGCATCGAACCCTTTACAGGATGTTGTATCTTCATAAATTGTTTCATAAAGAACAACGGTCCAGTTTTTGGGTCCATACACTTCTCAAGTTTTTCTACTTGGTCTTTGGTGTACTTGTGTTTCTTATGCGCCTTTTTAATTTGGTCGCTATCTAATGATACATACGCCATAGTGTAGTATTTAATGGTAGATTGGTGCTAGGAAAAGACTTATTTTTTCTCTTTTTCTTCTTTGTCTTTTGCCGCTTTCTTCATTGGCTCAGTCTTATTACCGTCTTTGTCTAGGTCAATGTAGTCAGGTTTTGCCGCTTCTTGATACGCTTGTTTGAAACTTTCGTACTGTGTTCTCAAACTATTTGCTAAATCCTGTTCAGTGATTTTGTCTTCATGTGCTACTGCCATAGCATTGTCACCGTCTTGTGCTTTTGCAAATTGTGCCTTCTGTCTGTTTAATCCACCTGAGTGTTTGTTTACCAAACTGTCAACGTCTTGTACTTTTTCTTCAGGTTCATTTTGAAATGTTTCAGCCGCTTTTTCTTCATCTGGTGCTGTCATCATGTCTCGCATTTTACCCATTTGCATAGAGCCCATTGCATCGTCATGATCCATGTCTTGTTTTGGTTCGTCTGCACCAATCATTTTTGGATCAACTTGTTGCACACCTGCTAATTTTAATATTTGCATCATCATTGATGCTTCTTGTGGACTGTCTGTTGAAATTTGAATTGCTTCTTTCACAGTTTCTTTTTTCATCATTTTGCCTTCGCCTGCAATAGCGTCTTCGTCGTCTTCTTCGCCGTTAATTGCATTGTAAAAACCTCTTAGGCTTTCACCGTGTTTCTTTAAAAATTCTTCTCTTGAAAGTTTTTCTGCTTCACCATGCAAGTAATCTTTCATTTTGCCTTCGTCAACTTTTGGATTAGTTCTAGAAACATTGTCTACTGCATCTTTAACTAACTCAGGTTTTGATTCTGCTATTTCTTTCAATTTTGTTAGTACATCGATCATTTCCATAACTATTTTTTTCCTTCTATTGGGTGTTCTTTTGTAATTTTAGAGAACGGACTTGGTGTTCCTACTTCTTCTTTGCTCATTGCATCTTGTGTTTTAGCATCTGTACCTTTTGCAATTTCGTATCTATCTTCTTTGTCTTTTAATAATTCTTTGAGTAAACTCATGTTGTGTTTGTCGCCAAAGTGCTCTTCACCTTTTACTGGATGCTCTTGGAATTTAGTTTCTACGTCTGCTATTTTATTTGCTAATTCAGATTTTTTTGCTACTTGCATGTCGTCTTGGTATTCTTCTGTTGGCTCACCTGGTTTTCTAACAACCATGTGTGTCATTGGAATCCTTAATAAGTCTGAAAGGTATTCGTGCATCACTCTTGGTGACTCTGGGTAGTTTGTAGTCACGTCAAAGATAGTTACAGATTCGTTGCTTAATCTTGGAAAGTCCAAAGGCAAAGTCATGATTGGTGTGCTTTTGCCGGCTGACATGCTGGCAAGGTCAAATTTTTGAAGTGCTGTTTCTAAAGCATTCTTATCAATGTCTTTAGGATCTCCCGCGATCTTTATTTTGTAGTCATACGACTTTGCTGATTCTGTTAGATAGTCTTTAAACGTGCTCATATGCAATATTTAGTCTTTTTTTAGTAGTTTCTTCATTAATTCATTACGGTCAGATATAACAAATCCGTCGCTTTCTTCGATAGGCCCACCGTCTTTATTGCCCTGATCTAACTTCTGCTTTTTAAGTTGTAATTCGATCATTTTGAGCTTCTTGTCGATCTTGCCACTTTTAGCATCTATGGCGTTTCTTAGGAAATTTCCTGCAACCTCAAATATACGCCCCGAATATCGAGAGTCAACATTCATGCCTAAATCCATAAGATTTTTATAACTTTCCTCGGCTTCTACCGCTAGTTTGTCTAGTTCTAAATCTGACAGTTCTCCAAGTCCTTTTACTTGCGGAAGTGCCGCCGCCACTTTATCGAACTCTGCATAACTTTTTTGTAAGTTTTTCTGCGTTTGGGGATCTAAGTTTTTTGTTGAGGGATTTCCGTTTACCTCTTTAATTTTTCTATCTTTTTCTTTCTTATCTACCTCTTTGAATGCATCTTTGACATTTGGTAAATTAAGAATATCTTCTAGTTTTTTTGTCATTGTTTTATTTACTTACGTTTGCCGTTATGAAACAACTGTTCTTCTGATACCACTCTAAATCTAATTTTTCTTTGCTTGGCATAGGTATTGGCGGCCTCCCATTTGGCCATGTTGATTACAACTTGTTTCTTTTTTGCCAAACTTTTCCCTGCGGCCTCCATTGATGTTTGACTCATAGGCTTAACCTCCACCATTTCGGCATGTTTCCTTCCATTTTTATCTTGGTAAACTATGAAGAAATCAGGAACGTAAACTGTGTATTTTCCTGTGAACGGATGTCTGTAGGGAATCTTTATTGATTCACTGGCCCATTGGTATACATTTGGATGTTCGTCGCACAATCTCATGAATGCGTGTTCCCAACTTGATCTGTATGTGGGTGTCTTTGTGCCTACATACTTCTCTTGATTTTTGGGAGAGAACTTGCCCCTAGCAAATCTCGGTAACATTAGTCTATGATATTTCTAGATACAGTCTCTTTTGTGTCCAACGCTTTCCTTACACCTAATCTGCTTGACTTATACCTGTTTGCATTTAATATAATCGTCATTAATTCTGACAGCAACACTGGACTGGCATAACTTAATTGGTCTAGTATCTGTTGTGGCTTTATATTATCGATCTTTGCCTGTGAGAGTATTGCATATGCAGTTGATTCTGCCGCTTCTCTAGAAAAATTACGTTTTACAAAAAAAGCAATAGTGCTGTCATATTCTCCAACGTTGAATTGATAATCAGTTTGATAGTTTGTGGTTGTAAGTTTATCTATTGTATCTTCTAAACTGTCTTTATCTTTTTGTGGTAAGTTTGTGTAAAATTCAGCCATTATAAATTTGCCTTTTCAGTTGCTATCTCAACATTTTGCGTTTGTCTTGATATTTTTATGTAACCCTCTGTCACTAATTTCCTTATATTTGTAACTGCTTTATTACTGTACACAGTTTTGACATTGTCCGATGATCCTTCGTATTCAATATTTGATTCGGCTACCCCAAGTCCCTTTCGAGAACCTATGTCTTTATAGTATATACCTGCCGCTATTTCGTCCCTTACTTCTTGGTCGTCACTAACTAACCTGAAGGCCTCATCCGCACCTAAGAAATTTGCAGTGTCAACTGTTGAGTTTGTAATCACTGTGTTATTGGACTGGTCTTTATTATCTGCAGTGGCCTTTGCTGATGCTATTGTTGAAGCACCTATTATGGCCGCACCAACACTAAATTGGGCAATTGGATTTGATATTGTTCCTGCCTGCTTACTTACTTCCAGCACTCCTTCTTTAGCAATACCTTTCAATTCTTCTTTTACATCTGACTTTTTAATTTTTTTTGCGTTGTTATACGTATTTGATGCTGATAAAATGGCACCGAGTATGTTGCCTGATTGGACGTTTCGTATCACAGAACCTATGCCGTCCACAACACCACCTGGGCCAAAAATACTATTTGTGCCACCACCTAACACTGTAAGTGGACTAGGAGAATTGTCGTAATTGATTGTCGCAAAGCCAGGCACATTATTTCTGTTTACTATACCTGATTTGTATATGACTGTCTCGTATAATATTTGCATTGTGTTGTTCAGTACACCAGCGCCGTCGGCTTGATCTAAAGTATCATGTGAGAAAGATCCAATTACAGGATTTACTAAAGTCATAGACGTGAATCTTTGTTTGTGTAAAACAAATATTTCTATTCCTTTAAGATACGGTTTCTGCCTAATCCTTGGCGTGTCCATTCCAAATTTTGTAGTAGGCCTTGCCTTATCTCCGTACAAGTAGTAATCATCTTTAGTGTTAGATATGGTTAAGTCATTATTCATTGCCACAGAATCAGCAATATGATATTCATAATATTTTTTCCAAAATGCATTTACTGTGTCGGCATGATCGTCGTGAAATGTTATGTTGACAGGCTCGTATGCTATCCTAGTTGCATTGTACATTTTTTTGTTGTATTGTGTTTTTTCTTCGTAACTCATGTTGTACTTTGGAAGGTCACATGCTTTTACTAACATGTTAAGTTGATATCTCTCAGCAGAATTAAAGCCGCCCATGAATAAGGTCTCGTCGGTATTGAAGACAACATGAAACAGAAATTTCTGTTTCGGCATCAGTTTAAAATTGTTGTCTATGTACAATCTCGATGCGTGTTGGTAGTCTTTCATACCTGGTAATCCGTCTTGGAAACCTTTTAAGAAGTTGTTTATGCTTGGCATACTGTTATTTATAGTCACAAAAAAAGCGCCTATAAAGACGCTTTTAATGTTATAATTGCTAACTTAATTTTTTATTACTGTCCACCACCTGTACTTAAAGTACCGATAGTTCTAGCCACTGCTGTTCCAATTCCTGTTCCTGTAGGTGTTTGGATTGCGTTGTCATATCTAATTGACATCGTGATAGTTACTGGCTCTGACTGGTTGTATGCTAACGAGTTGTAGTTTACGTTCTCAACGTAAGCACCGTACAATTCAAATGTTTCTAATACATTTGGTGCACTTGCTCCGTTACCACCATCTAACATTTCAATTCTACCTGTGAATTTGTAATCAATACCTGATGCCGCTGAACTTTGTTCAAAGAAGTCGAATTGTTTCTGAATTTGTTCACCAACTAATTTAGTTACTGAGTTGTTTACATCATCTCTTAAAGTGATTGTGATCGGTTCCCAAGTGTGTTTACCAGCAGTGTAAACTTTTGAGTTGTAAACATCTAGTGTTACTGTGTCAAAAGTTAAGTTTGGTCTAGTGATATCTACCACTTGTTTTGTTAGTTCTGATCTTGGTGTTGATACTCCAAAATTTTCCAGGATCGCTCTAAAACGATATTGTAGTTTCGGCATCAATAAACCTTGTGATGCAGAACTCTGATCGTTTGCTAGTGGTACTGTAAATTTTGATAAAGTTGATATTGCCATGTTTCTCTCTCCTATTTATTCAAAAATTAGTTCCCTAATTTTGCAATTTCTCCTGTGTTTTTGATTCTTAACGGTATGTAAATGAATTCAACTGATTTGATTGGTTCAATTGCTATATCTACATACAATTCATTTCTGTCTATCCTTGTAGGTGTGTTGTTTGTGTCATCACATACTACTAGGAAGTCAAACAATGCCCTTTGTCCTGTTAACTCTAACAAGAATGATTCTATTGCACCCTTGATTTCGTTTCTAGTCAACTCATCATTTGGTTCAAAAATGAAAGGTTTCGCAATAGCATCTAATTGTGTTCTTAAGAACACTGCTAATCTTGAAACATTTATTCTATCTAGTGCTGAACTTGACGATGTCTTAGTCAAGTTACCGAAGTTTACTATTCCTGCACCTGAGAAGAAAGTGATTGGGTTCACTTTAACTTCATGCATTGAATCTCTCACTGACTCCGTAACAGATATTGTTTCGAATTCACCAGACGCTGTGTCGATGTAACCAACTGATGTTGCATTGTCAACAACACCTCTTCTTGTTCCTGCTGGTGCAAACCATGGGAAAGCGATGTTATCGTTATTTGCTAGTGTTCTCATCATCATGTGTGATGGTGGAACAACAATTGATTTACCTGTGTTGTCTGTTGTTAAACCTGATGGATAAAACACACCTAAGAACTCACTTGCACTTACTAGACCGTCTTCGCCGTTGTCTAATGCGCCTGCTGAGTTGTTTGCCCAGTTTTGTATACTAGTTGATGTGCCTTCTAATCTTAAAGGAGTATCACCTACTATAAATGCAGTGTTGTTCCTGTCTGTGTTTAGATTGATCAAGTTAGAAATCAACTCTGGGTAACCAGGACAAGCAAGAACATTAAATGCTCTTTGGTCTTCTCTGATTGCTTGGTTAGTGTCGATCTCTGATTTTAATTGTTGAACAACTACTTTTCTCTGTGCTTTTCTACCGAAAGAACCAGATCCGTCTGCGTTGTTGTTTGATTTAGTAACCCATCTGTCAGGGAAGTAAGTCGCTACGCTTTCATTACTTGCTCTGATGTTACCTAAACCAGTTGATCCGCTTCCTGGATATTTTGTAGTTGTTATGTAATTGTTTTTGTATTCTTTTACATTGTAACCAGATCTTCTAGTGTTCCAAAGCATTATACCTTGTGGGAATAGCGTTGGATCTGGAGCATCTGGATCTAGGAATCCATCGCTCAATAAGTCTTTGATTGAACTTGGTGATCCTGCACCACCAGTTGACAATGAATCTGCCTTGTCAGCCGCTGTGTGATATCTAGCATCTGCAAACACAATACCGTCTTCTGTAGTTTGGTCTGTCTTGTCAACTAGTTCCCAAGCCGCACCCGATGTTGTTACTGCAACTTGGTTCGATGTGTTAGTAGAACTCAAAGTTGCTGATGTGTTGTATTTGTAAAGTTTTGGATAATTTTCTAAGTCTGAAGTGTCAATCCATAAGTCGTTAGTTACAAGTGCAGTACCATCTGATTGTGTAGTTGGCGCCGTTGCACTAAACTGAGGACCATTTGGATCTGTTGTTGCATACGCTGTAGCATATCCAACGAAAGTAGTTCCATTATGTGCCATAATGTCTGCTTCGTCAGTTGCAGTGTGATACCATAATGTACCATCTGCTGGCTCGTTGCTTGGTGCACTTGTACTTGCAGTGTAACTTAATCTCTTCCAGTTACTTGCTAATATACCTGTGTTAGCACTTGAGTCAATGCTGTCACCTGTTGGAATGTCATACAAGTTGTCAATCAGTGTTGAACTGTTTGCAGTGTATGTTCCATAACTGTGTGCAGTAGTTTGACTGAAACCTGCATCTGCTAATGGCGTTCCTGTCATACCTTCTTCTGTCATTCTAAATTCACCACCAAGTTTGTGCGTCATTACAATCGCACCAGCAGTTGTTTTAGTTGCTGAAACGTTCGTTAAACCTGCACCGTTTACAGCCGCTATAAAGTCGTCTGCTCCAGTACCACCTAGTGTAACTGTTACTGCTCCGTTCAATGCCTCTTGGTTCTTGACTGACTCTTGAATTTTGAAAGTGTCTGAACTTGTGAAACTTGGAGAAGTGTTATTACTTGTAATAGTTGTAGCACCACCTTCATATCTAAATAGTTGGAAGTCACCAACGTTAGGAGTAGAATCTGTGGCATCTGCCGCTGTCATTGATTCTTCTGTAACGTTGTATTGTGCGTACACTGTACCTGTTGATATTGCAGTACCGCCGTTTGCCGCATCTAAGTTGAATATCGCTGAAGCGTGGTTGGCATAAAGTGGACTAGCCACTTGTGAGAAACTTGCACTTGCTGAACTATAAAGTTTTGTAACTAAATTTGCTCCTGCATTTGCTGAAGTTGTCTTAAACCAAACTGAACCATTAGGTCTGTCTTCGTCTGCTGTTTTCCAAGTTGGTCTGTTTGTGTGTTTGTCCTGTAAGAACTGAACACCGTTTAACACTTTGTTAGATGTTAATCCTAAGTCTGCTACTAGTGTTCCATTTCCTTCTTCAAATCTAATTGTGTTTGTACCACCTGTTGAGTCACCTAGTGCCTTACCGTTGTGGAATATTTCTAGGTTACCTGTTGTGCTGTTAACACTTGCTGTTACGTTAGTTACATTAGATCCAATCGCTGTTGCAACATCTGATAATGCTGTACCACCAGCCGTTATAGTAATATCGTTCATCTTCATGTTGTTACCACTTGTCACTGTTGTTCCTGAGGCTATTGTAACCATAGGCAATGATGCGTGCCAGTCGTTTGATCCAACTTGGTTCCAAGCATTGTTTTGATCTTTTTTGTAGATCTTGTTTGTAACGTGTGTTGTGTTGATTGCGTAATCGCCAATTACACCGATTGAAGTTTTTGGTGCACCAGTTGACACCGCACCTACTAGATCGCTAGTTGATGTGATCAATGTTGGAGTAATTGCTGTGAATGATTGATTAGTTTTTGACCACTCAAATAAACCGTAACTGCTTGATGCAAGGTCAAACCAGTACGTTCCATCTGTTGGATTTGCTGTCGGTGCCGATGCACTTCCAACAAGTTCCGCTGTGTTCACGTTCGCTCTAAGCACGTATGCTCTGTTTGCCACTCCTAAAAATGAGTAGGCCGCCTGTAAGCCATATTCGTTTAACTCATAACCATTTAGGCTATTGCCTGAAGCGTCTGTGTAGAATTTTGGATCTCCAAAAGTCTCTGTTAATTCTCTTTGTGATGATATCAAATAAGCAGTGTTGGCTGTTGCAGTTGTAGTACCTGTTGCTGTGCCGTCGCCTGCACCATTTTGCTTATCCTGTGATGATGCTACTATGAATAGTGGTGTTGTACCCGCATCTGATGGTACGTAGAAACTTTCGTTTATTACTGAAACTTCTACTCCTGGTGATGTTAAT